AATCAATGCATAGTATCTGAATAATCAAAGAAGTCATCATACTCTTCTTCAAGTTCTATTTCATCTAGTTCTTCGTCTGTAGGATAGACAAGCTCCTTGTCCTCTTTTTTCATTCTTTGTATACAATAATCATAAAATTTATTTAAACCTACAGATGCATTTGTTATCGTCAATATTTGCGATTTTGGAACTTCAAAGTTTTCTGTATCTGAAAAATGAATCCATCTATGTAAAGATAAACTTTCAGACATACCACCATCTATAGTAACCTTTGGACGAGAATATATCTTCATTGGGTGAGCTACAACGATATGTGCATTATCTGGATTATTAGATACTGCACAAACTATTTCTTCTCCACTTGTGAGTTTTAATATTTTTGCATCTACGCTCATTTTATTTTTATCCTTCTAATTTCATAATCAAATTCTTCTTCATTATAGATATTTATTCGTTCCATAAAGTGTGATAGTGTATAGTTTCTTCTGGTTTTATATGTGAAATCATCTGCAATATCAAATAAAATTGCAGAATCTTTAGTGTCACTTTTTCTTAATCCTCTACCTATAGATTGTAAAGTTCTAATTCTAGATTTACTAGGTGAAGAAAATACAATGTTATGTAGATTTCTAATGTTAATTCCAGTAGAAAAAGTTCCATACGAAGCCACGATAATTGCATCTTTTTGTTTCTCTGTTATTGATCTAATTTCTTCTCTTGTTTCGGTATCAGTACCACCAAAAACAAAAAATACTTTTCTATCAGTTTTTTGTTTTATCATATCATAAAGAATAGATCCATGTTTTTCTACCAACTGAAATAGTACTAAAGTGTTCTTATTTAGATTAAGTGTTAAATCCCTGATAAATTCATTTCTTTTCTGATGGCCTACAATATAATCTATTTCATCTTTGTATTTCATATCCTTTACTAATTTACATTCATGTTCTGGATAATATAATACAAGAGATTGTATTGAAAACTTTGCAAGTGTCTTTTTATCTATAAGTTCTTTAGTAGATATTATCTTGTTTAATCCACCAAATAATCCTTCTAATACTAACCTGTGAGTTTGCATACCATCTAATGTTCCTGTCAAACCAAATCTAAATCTACATAAATGAAGTTTGGTCATTATTGTTGTTAAAGATTTAGATTTGAATAGATGAGCTTCATCTCCCACTACCATACCAAATTGTTCAAAGTATTTTTTAGGAAACTTATATATTGATTGCCATGTAGATATTACTACATCTTTAGATACGTTTTTATCATAACCACTATAAATCTTTTGCATATATGCATCTAACCAACCATAATCGATAAAGTCAGAATACATCTGTTCAACCAAAGATGTTGTTGGAACAAGTATAAGTATTTTGTTATTTTGTGAGGCTTTTAAAAGTAGTTGATAGTATCTTACTAAGACGTAAATAATAAGCGATTTACCAGAAGCAGTAGGACTAAGAAGAAGTGCCCTATGTTTTCTAATTGCGTGAGATATTGCGTCAATTTGATAGTCACGTACTTTGATACTTTTTCCATTAGATCTAAGTCTAAGTCCTCTGATGAATCCAAGTAGTAGTTCTTTTTCAATTGTTTTTTCATCTTGTAAATCCTCATCTACAGAATATTCTTCATTTAAATCTTCTAGATATTTAGTTAAGTATGTGAGTAAACCAAGATACAGTTCTCCTGTAGCTGGTGAAAATAATCTTATCTTACCATCCCAAACACGATTTCTAAACGCAGGCATAAATCTTGCGCCTGGAACTTCAAAAGTAAAAAAATCAGATATAGTTCTTGCGATACTTGGTTCTGCGTTTACTTTAAGATATACTTCGTTCTTCTTAGATATTTCTATCATCTAAACTTAGGGCCTAAAACCCAACCAACTAAACTTTTTCTTACACCCTTAGTTATAGGTTGTACTCTATGAAACCAATCTGATTGAAAAAATAATGCTTGATATTTTTTTAAATTTATAGTTTCGTATCTTATTTTTTCATTAGGATTACCAACTTCTAAATCAAACTCACCACCTTCAAACTTATCATTTAATAAAATAGAAAAACTTATTTTTCTAATTCTATTATCAGAATAAGGTAAATTCTTTTGGTCTACGTGCCAATCAAATTGATCATTTACTGAATATTCTGCATACTGAAGTGGTTCAATATTATCTAAATGAAAATCCCAACCATTTCTTTGATTTGCGCCTTGAGTTATATTTAAAAAACTTTTTAATACACTTATATCCTTTATCCACATATTTTTAGAACTTCGTTTTGAATAACCACTTTTACTTGTTATTTTAGAATCTTCTAATTTATTTCTATCAATTAAAGATAATACAGATTTTAAATTATCTTCTTTAAACTGTTTTATTTCGTATGGTTTACCATATCTCATATTGTACCATCCACGAACTTTCTCCATTCAATCGCATTTTTAATATCCCAACCTCTACTTTGTATTTGTTTTAATATTCTTTCACAAGAGTCCATACAGATTTTATTATATTCTGTCTTTTGTTTAGCTTTAATAAGTTCTTCATCTGATTCTAAATATATGTGTATATCCTGTTTTAATATTTTGTGATCAAAAGGATTGTCACGATATATTTGTGGATCAGCCTTACCACCATAATATTCCCATTTTTTTCTATAAAGAATACGATATTGTGCATCAGACATTAATTGTAATTGTCTAAAGTTATTATAGATATTTAAATATTTTTGGTGTAGGTTTGCAGTTTTTAAAGATTCATCTCCTAACTCAACGTCATCAATCTTTAAATCTTTTTCTGCTTGTTTTTGCAATTCATCTAGTGTCATAATAATCCATTCTAAAAATTGAGTAGGGGTGTAAAACTTACTCGTTTTATATTATTTCTTTCTATTAAGAAACTTAGGATTGGTGTTAAAGTTTACCATCTCCTACTCTAATATATTTATAATACTTCAAACTCGTACAAATCAAATTGAAACTGAACATCAGCAGTTATTCCTTCTCCAGTTGAATCTTGTGTATTATATGTTACACCAGATAATGATGATGGATAAAGACCTCTATAGTTAACTCTAATCTTCGGATTGTTTTTATTAGATAGTATATGCATTGTTGCATCACTTGTCAATACAGATGGATTTACAACTGGTGCATTTCTTACATTAGAAGTCTGTTTAGGAATTACTGGTAATGCACCAGGCTTTGTTTGTATTTCATTTCTTAAAGCATTATCAAATTGTTCATTGTCTTTTGGAAATCCTATACCAGTAATCCAATCATGTAACTCACGATAGTTTGCTAAATCCTCTTGGACTATGAAAGTAATATTAAGTGTTTCGTAAATGAGAGTATCTCCCATAAACGGAACACCTTTAAATCTAGTATTCAATATTGCATCTCCAGACATACTAATGCCTGGAACATTTGCAGATGTTATTGTATACTCAACATTAGGTAATTTTAGAATATCAAACCTAAACTGTGTTGGGTGTGTATAATCTAAACTACTTGGTTGTCTTTTCAGAGAATTAATATTAACTGCCATAGTGATCTCCTTCACAAGTATTTATAATGGCTTTGAGGGAAGGACTCGAACCTTCACGCAAAAATATTTGCACACAATAAACAGTTGTGCGTGTCTACCAATTCCACCACCTCAAACTATTTAAGCAGCTAACTTAACATTTATTCTGTCTAACGCAGAAATCATTCTTGTCATGCCAATTCCACCACCAACTCTTGGAATAAAATCATACTTCAAAAATTCATCTAACTCTTTTTGTACTCTATCTTTTCCAAATAGTTTGTATAATAATTCTGCATACTCACCATTAGATATTGTTTCAAATGTGCTTCTCATTTGATCCTTATCTGTACTTCTTTCAGCAGAACCTATTGTTTCCATACCATTTAGAATTACATCAATCTTTTTACTGGTAACTCCATCTAAATCTTCATTTCTTGACATATTCCAAAATGGTGAAGTAAACTCTGGAAAGTCTGTGATCATACCCCAATCAATAATTTCTTCGTGTTCGTTTTCCAGTTCTTTTACATTAAACTGGTCACTCCATTCATCATAGGTTTGTATTTCTAATTCTGGAAACCCCATGTGTCTACATAATTCTATTTCCATATTTTTAAGATCATCAACATCGCCAGGCATTTCAAACTCAAACATTGGAAATATTGTTTCATGTCTGCCAGGAATTGCATTTGGTTCTTGTCTATAGCTTGTGGAAACACAAAAAAACCCCTTACTAGAGGGGCGTGTTAATAGTTCATGTTCTAACCACATTTGTCCAGTTTGTGGCAGGGGCCATATGTTCCCCATGT